TAATTATGAAAAAATTAAGGTGGTAGCGAAGTCAATCAATAACGGTTGGGTTCCTGACTGGAGCAATAGGAATCAATACAAGTATTACCCTTGGTTTGAGGTCTTGTCTTCCGGGTTCGGTTTTTCGAGTACGACTTACGACTACACGGCCGCGAGTACGACTGTCGGTTCTCGCCTTTGCTTTGAGTCCTCCGAGCAAGCAAAATATGCCGGCACACAATTTACGGCTGAATACAAACAATTTTTACTCTAATACTTTAATAATCATGGCAACAAAAACTAAAAAAACAGCATCAAACGACGCAAAATTTGATTTCAAAACCATCAAGAACTTTGCAGATGCCTGCACAAAATTGGCATTAGACCCTACACAGCTACCTGATGTATCAATGATCCCGGAAGAATTCAGAAAGCCCATCATTAATGCTTATAAGTTGATGATCATCTATAAAGCAATCAATGATGGATGGGTACCGGATTGGAACAACAGGGACCAATACAAGTATTTTCCCTGGTATGGGGTCTTGTCTTCCGGGTTCGGTTTTTCGAGTACGCTTTACTACTACGCGGACTCGTATACGTGTGTCGGTTCTCGCCTTTGCACTGATACCTCAGAAAAGGCAATGTACGTAGCGGAACAATTTAAGGCTGAATATCAGGAGTATTTTCTTTACTCCAAATAAATAAAAACGGTTGTATGCTGTTAGTGCTGTCAGTCTTGTCTTCCAGGTTCAGTTTTTCGAATACGAATTACAACTACACGAACACGAATACGAATGTCAGTTCTCACCTATGCGATATTTTCAGCATAAGCCCTGCCCACATGGCAAAAAATTAAAATTTGAAACGAGCGTTGGTAGCACTATTGCGAAAACGATCTTTTAAAGCAAAGGCAAAAGACATGAAAAGGATTAACAATTTATATGAGAGGATCTGCAGCATTGAAAACATTCAATTGGCAGATTCATTGGCAAGAAAAGGAAAGTTAAAACAACCTGGAGTAATCCTTCACGATCAAAACCGTGATGGCAACATCCAAAAGCTTCTTGAAATGTTGACGAATAAAAACTACAAAACATCGGAATATACCACGTTTACGATATGGGAACCAAAAGAGCGTTTGATATTCAGGCTTCCTTATTATCCAGATCGCATTATCCATCACGCGATCATGAACATCCTGGAGCCCGTTTTTATTTCAACTTTCACGGCTGATACTTACAGTTGTATCAAAGGCAAAGGCATTCATGCAGCTGCTAACGCAGTAAAGAAGGCTTTGAAAGATACTTCCGGTACCCGGTACTGTCTGAAACTCGACATAAAGAAGTTTTACCCGAACGTTGATCATGACATTTTAAAGCAACTCCTGAGGCGGAAAATTAAAGATAATGATTTACTGGATCTGCTCGATGGGATTATCGATAGTGCTGCCGGGCTTCCAATAGGCAATTATCTCAGCCAGTACTTTGCCAATTTCTACCTGACATATTTCGACCACTGGATGAAAGAAGTAAAGGGAGTAAAATACTATTTCCGGTACGCGGATGACCTTGTAATCCTATCAGACAATAAACCATATCTACATCAGTTACTTTCTGAAATCAAGTTGTACATGACTGATAATTTAAAACTTACCATAAAGAATAACTATCAACTTTTTCCGGTCGATGCCAGGGGAATTGATTTTGTGGGATATGTTTTCCGACATACACATACGCTACTCAGGAAAAGCATCAAGCAAAGTTTTGCCCGGATGCTGGCGAAAAATAAAAACGATCAATCCACCGCCAGTTACAAAGGATGGGCATCACATTGTAACAGCAAGCACTTATTAAACAAATTATTGCATGAAAAACTTTAGTCAATTCAATATAAAGCCTAAGACAAAAGGTTTTGAAGGTGACAAAATAAAAATGTCGAAAATACTGAATCGTGAAATTGTAGTGCATCACTTCAAGATTGAAGATTCAAAGGTTTTTAAAGACAAGGGATCAGGAAAATGCCTGCACCTGCAAATATCGGTTAGCAATGAGAAGCATATCATTTTTACTTCTTCAAGTGGACTGATTGAAGCAATACAGCAGGTTCCTGAAAATGGATTTCCATTCACTACAATCATTGTAGAAGAAAATGAAAGATATCTATTCACATAAAAAACCACTTAAAATCAAACTCATCATGTTTCACATTATTTCATTGACACACACCAATAAAGGTGACAAGTTTATCACACTTTGGAGACCAAATAACGCAGGGTATTGCTACTCGAAAGAGATGGCAGGTATGTACGAAACTCCCGAACCGGGTTATCACGACTCGGATACAAACATGCCAATCTCCGAAGAAAATGCAAACAAACTCTTCCTGCAGCTCCCTTATGATGGGGAATTAAAATCTTTGATTCCAAACGTCAGCCAGGTATGGTCGGTTTTGGGAGTTAAAATGACAAAGCACGGGTTACAGAAGTTGCCAGTTAAAACATTGATTAACTCATTGTAATCATGAAGATATCAGAAGCACTCGAAATTGTCGGCAATCTGGCAGACTGGCACCTGAACGCTATGGGGATTAACCCTAAAACGCTGAAGAAAATTGATTATTCGCTTGATCAAATGATTAAAGCGAATAAGATTGTCGAGAATTACGACAAGCGACAAATGGTTAAACCCGGACAGAAAACCATGCATGTAACATTAGATGACCGGTTAATTGCCGCTCAATATGTTGCAATGAATTTTACAGCAGATTACTGCAATCAAGCTGAACCAAAGTCTGGAGTTAACGGCAAACTTGTATTTGTCCTTTGTTCAACTGAGTGATCAGCCTTTATTCCAAAATTCTTTCATCCATTCATTTTTAAAAACCATGCCATCATTAAGCTTTCAAAAACCATTTGTCCCTGGTATCCGCGCGATGCTTGATAAGGACTATGCTACCCGGCTTAAAATTAAGCCTAAGACTACTACCATCCGGGCAACCCGGAAGAGACCTTTCAAAAAAGGCGATAAGCTATTCCTGTTCTCCGGCCTCCGGACAAAGTATTGCCACAAATTAGGCGAAGTAATTTGCCTGAAAACGGAAGATGTGGAGATATCTGAATTTATCGGTAACCATATCCTTGCACCCGCGATCACGTTCAAATTAGATGGTTCTATACTTGCAAAGCACCAGATACTAATTGTCGCTGTGGGCGACGGTTTTGAAACAATAGAAGATATGATAACCTGGTTCCGAAAAAACCACGGATTTCCATTTACTGGCCAGCGCATCCATATGGACAATACCTATGACCGGAAGTATTACCTGCACAAAAAAACAAAAGACCTGAACATAAAGGTCCGGTTAACAAAACTTGAAAAGACGATCGAGATTACTACCGATCAGGTTGAAACAGTACGCAAGAGCAAACACATCACCGAGCTTGCCCGAAAGTATCAATATGGAGTACAAATCATTAATCCATTATTCAAATGAAACTAATTATTTATCACGGTAAACAAGGTACAGGTAAAACCACTCTCCTTGAAGTTGCAGCGAGTACTTGCGCAGAAGGCAATTGTGATTCTCAACGTATTGTTCAGGATCATATTATCCTTACCCATTTTGGTGTCAAATGCCAGTTTATGGATGAATTTAATTTCGATACCGATTTAGAACTGATCGATCCACGCAAATGCAACTGGCTATCTATCGCTACTCAGAAACTTCCTGACCAATACGAGAAATTGATTATTGATAAATTTGGGATGTGTGTCGATATTTATGAAGTCCGCGAAACCATGTTCCCGCTTTGTAATTACGTAAGCGTTGTTAATGAAAAGTTTGTTGCAGACTTTGGAGCAATCAGCTCAGTTTTTGACACACGAGAGGAAATGATAAAGGAATTATCATCCAACCCATCAAAAGAGGTGACAATCCCCGATGTCGAAAGCATGGCACTTTTCCTTGAAGATCATGGGAACATCCGCCCTAAAAACTTTAGAGAGTGGGGTCTTGATTGGGCACACCTTCAGTCTTTTGCTGAAAAATTCAGACATATGACAGATAATAAGATGCTTGTTACTGAGAACGAAGCATGTGCAATTGTCAATTTTAATGCCGTAGAACTTC